ACCCGGCCGAAGGGCCGGGTCGATTGCTGTCCGCGAGTAGCACGTGCTACCATTGGGTAGCAGAGAGGAGCCCCGCCATGAAGATGCCCACCGGAGACGGCGACTGCTTCGTCGTCGCCTTGGAGTTCACCCTGGACCTGCCGGAAGACAACGCGGCCTACCGCGTGTGCCACGGATACCCGCTGGGCCAGGGAAAGATCGAGGGCGTGCGCTACGGCCACGCCTGGATCGAGTACACCGAGACCATCCGGATTCCGGGGTTCGCCACCGAGGTCGTCTGGGTGATCGACCAGAGCAACGGGAACGACGTCAGGTTGCCCGCTGCGTACTACTACCGGCTGGGCAACATCGATCCCGCGGCCGTCACCCGATACACCGTGGCCGAGGCCCATCGGATGGCTGTTGTCCACGAGCACTACGGCCCGTGGGAGTGACTTGCTGTCAAGTGGTACCAGATGCTACACTGACGGTGTCAGGTTGGTTCGGTGAGAGGAGGTTCCCATGGCCACCAAGGGAGCCGAGAAGGTCCGGGTCCAGTGCCACCGGTGCGACGGGACCGGGCACTACCACGGCTACGGGGTCTGCTTCGCCTGCTACGGCGTTGGTTACAAACTGGTCACCAAGGCGGCGCTGGCCGCCCGGAAGACTCGGGCCCGCAAGGCTCACGCTGACTTCCTGGCCAAGCGGTTCGCCGGGCGTGAGCACTTCACCGTCCAGGACTACCTGGACCAGAACGACCGGATCGTGGCCGAGGGCCGGGCCGTTGCGTGTGACGACCGCGCCGAGACCGTCGCGTGGGCCGAGATGATGTTCGCCGAGAAGGAACGCTACTTCGCCGGGAAGGGTGAGTGACATGGGTTATTGCTTCGACTACGCGGGACGACTGGTCTGCGACCGTTGCGGGCAGGCCGGTGGTGTCCGGAAGCGCAAGTGCCCCTACAAGGTCAGCGGTCTCCACTACTGCCCGGCTCCGGCCTACTGCGCGCCGTGCTACAAGGTCCGCGGTGGTTTGCGCGGGGTGCACGGCGACGCCTGCCGGGACGGCGCGGCTGCCTCCCAGGCCAAGGCCGATGTCATTCGGGCCCGGCTGGACGCCGGTGAGGTCAAGGTCCGCGCGGCCTACGGCGACTGGCACGCCGACGTCCCGGCTGGGATGACCATGCTGCTGGGAAGCGACGACAAGCACTACCTGCTCCCCAAGAACGACTACGGCCACGGCGGTTTCATCACCGACTACCCGACCGCGGTCGCCGTCGGAGGTGCGTGATGACCGACTGGAACGCGGCGGCCAACGCAAGCATGGCCCGGCAACGGGCGGCCGAGCGGGTCAAGGTGAAGCCCTGCATCCGCGGGTGCGGGTTCCTGATCACGCTGGTCAGGTCCGAGCGCACCGGCAAGTGGTACCCGGCCAACGTCCTGAACAACGGGCAGGGGACCTACCGGGTGATGCCGGTTTACGCGGCCGGTGGCGCTCACGTCCACCGGTGCGACCAGCCGGAGCACTACGGCGTGAAGGAAGGTGGCTGGTGATGGCCACGGCCGAGTGTGGGTTTCCGATCCGCGGTCCCAGGATCGGCGGCAAGGTGGTCGCCTGGCTGAACCCCTGTCGTCGCCGTGTCATTCAGACCTCCGGCGAGCCCCACAAGCGGTGCTGGCAGCACCGGAAGGGAGCCGTGCGATGACCTACACCTGGATCGAACACCGAACCAACATCCGCGAGCCCTGGACCGACCGGCTGATCGTCCCGTTCCTGGTCCGCTCCTACTGGATGTGGATCCACAAGATCATCGTCGCCTACCTGCCCGCTCGAGCGCGGGCAGCGGCGGTGAAGTACCACCGGTCGACGGCACCTCGCCGTCGCCGAATCCGCTACGCGGAAGGGGAATGACATGAACCGAGAAGACATTTACGTGCTGTCGGCGCGCGAGGCGCAAGCCGTGGCCGCCGACGTCTTGCGGGCGGCCGAGGCCGGTCGTGAGGTCGCCATCACGGTGGACGGCGGGATCAAGATCAAGATCGGTGGGGGAATGTGGTCCCCACCCCTGGGTACCCGGCTCTACCCGAACCTGTACGCATGAGGACCCGCGTGCTCGCCGTTGCCGCTGCGCTGGCAGTGGTGTTGACCGGGTGCGGTTCGTCGGCCGACAACGACCGGGACGCCGGTAACGGCAAGAAGCCGGACCAGATCAGTGATGCCACCAAGGTCCAGGTGTTCCGCAACGCCGACAACGTCCCGAACGTGGTCCGGTTCTGCGTGGACTTCACGGGGTTCTGGTCGACGCTGTCCGGCACCGACAACGGGGCCAAGCCACCGCAACTGCTCCGGGCCATCGAGCTGGACGTGCCCTACTGCGGGAGGAAGGAGGGGTGATGAAAGCCAAGCCGAAGAAGGACACCAAGGAAGTCGAGATGAGTCTCGACTCGCTCATGGACGACTTGATGTGGCAGATCGACATGCTGCAGGACAGGACTGGACTGTCCGACAAAGACATGCTCAGTGTGCTCACCAAGCGTGTCGGGACCGACATCGCAGAGATGTACGAGAACTACCTCCAAGATGACGTTTAGTTGAGCGGGTGTTACTCTCCCGGAATGACACGCTCCGGAATGGCTCGAACACTGATCGTGGTCTTGGGACTCCTCGGGTCCCTGCTCCTGGGAGGCGGCATGAGCAATGCCGCCATTCCCGGTCCCATCGTCGGCCCTATCACCGTCAGCCCGAATGACGCGACCGTCGGCAAGGGCTGTGGGTCATTCTCGAGGACGTATGCCCGGGGCGGTATTGCCGGGGTCCTGCTGGCCAAGGGGACATTCAATGTCCACGTCTGCTGGTCCGGTGGCGCGCTCACCCGGAACAAACTGTCCGGGATCACCGGGAGCATTCAGACGCAGGACGGCGTGACGGACAAGGTCGACTACAAGATCGGCCCGGCTGATGCTGCCCGCCATCCGATCTCGTCCAAGACCGTTTACGGCTACCACGTCGTCGTGCACTACTTCGTGGGTATCCGGACCTGCACGTTCGTGAAGGATTCCATTTGCCCTGACAAGTACGTCTTCCATGTCCAGGTTGTCCTCGAGCCGGGCCGTGCGTACTACTCCGCCAAGCGGGAGGGATGATGCTGCAGAAAGCTCGGGAACGAATCAACCTGGTCGATTTCCTACCGGTGCCGCTGATGGTGATGGCCAGCGTCTACGCAGTGCTGCTGCTGAATGCCAACCCCGGCGACACCATCGGCACTGCGGCACTGGCCGCGATGGGGTTCTCCATCCTCAACCCGTTCTGGATCGCCAGCGTCCTGCTGTCGCGGATCCAGAAACGCTGGCGACGCAAGAACGTCGTGTTGATCTGGGGGTTGCCCATGCCGGTAGCCACGTTCATCCTCGCTCTGGTCCAGACGTCGGGCTGGTCGTCGTCCGTGCTGCAGGCCCTGGTCGTCGGTGTGGTCATGGCACCTGTGTGGGCAATCCTCACCTGGGTAGTCATCGATGTCATGGACTGGCACCGATAACCCGGGTTATTGTTGAGTGCGGGTGTACTCTGCCGGAATGACACACAACCCGGCGACCGAGCCGGTCACGTCCTACTCGGACCTGCAGCGGTTCACCAACTGTCCACGCTCGTGGTACCTCGGGACCTACCTGCGACTCAAGCGCAAGGCCGAGCCCCTGGACGGCCCGTTGCCGTTCGGGTCGCGGATCCACGCGGCGCTCGAGCGCTGGGGACGGGGCGAGGTCGAGAAGCCGGAAGACGCCTACGACGCGCTGATGACAGCCGATTTCAATCGGGCCAACGAGCTGGGGTTGTTCACCGACGGTCTGGTGAAGGAAGCCGAACTGGGCCATATCATGCTGGAGGGGTTCCCCGACTGGCTCGAGGAGTATGGGTTCGACCAGAAGTACGAGGTGCTCTCCGTCGAGAGCAAGCTGTCCGAGGTACTGATGGTGCCGGTCGGCATCGATGAGGAACCGATCGCGGTGCTGCTCCGCGGGAAGCTGGACCAACGGCTCCGGCGACGTTCGGACAACGCGGTCCTGGTGAACGATTTCAAGACGACGAGTTCGCTCTCACCGGACACGATCGGCAATTTCTACCAGACCCCACAACTCCGGCTGTACCTCCTCCTCGAGCGACAGCAAGCCCCGGCCGAGCAATGGTCGGCGGGCTATGTCATTACGTTGCTCCGCAAGGTTAAGCGGACCAAGACGGCCAACCCGCCGTTCTACGGCATCATCGAGCGCACGGTATCGGATGCGAACCTCCGGGCTGCCGCGATGAACATCCGGGCACAGGTGACCGACCTGGTGGCCACCAAGGCGATGCTGGATGCCAAGGCGGTCAAGCCGGAGTTGATCGTGCCGTTCCACGTCTCCTGGCAGTGCAAGTCCTGCCCGTTCCGCAACCCCTGTTTCGAGATGCAGGACGGGAATTGGAAGGGTGCCAAGGACATGCTGCACAACGAATACGAGGTCGGTGACCCGTTCGCGCGCTACGCGGACGAGGACGACGCCACGAAGCTTGCGTTCTGATCGGCCGGGAGTATCGTCTGCTCAACACCTGGGATCTCGATCCCCAACACAGGAGCCTCCCGGCTCCCAACACTCGGACCGGCCGGACCGGTCCCAACACGAAGGGGCCGCATGGCCACCACCGATGACGACGTCTCCCGGGACGTCGAGAACTGGCCGGACGAAGTCCTGGAGTGCAGATCCCTCCAGCACGCCTGGCAGGGCCGATCCGCGGCCTATTCCAGCAAGTACCGGTACTACCGGATCCTCCTGACGTGCGGCCGGTGCGGCACCGTCAAGACGCAGGAACTGGACGTCCACGGCTACATCCTGGCGTCCTGGTACTCCTACCCCGAGGGCTACCTGTCCCACACCGGCCGAATGACAGCGTCCCGGATGGCCACCATCCGGCTGGCGAGTGTCCAGCGTGGCGAGGTCGGCCGGACGAGCAACGGCCGGGCCCGGGGGTCGAAGCGATGAGGCGCGTCCAGATCTTGCGGTTCTGCGACGTCTGCCTGGACAGCGGGTCCGAGAACCTGGTCGGCGACGAGGAGGAGATCCTGTACGTCTCCGACCGGCCGGACGGACCGAACCGGGCGGTCGACCTGTGTGAGACCCACTGGGAAGTGGGGATGCAACTGTTCCGGATCAGCAACCCGGTGGACGACATCACCAACGTGCCGTCGAGGGCTGTCGGTGACAGGAGGAAGTATCCCTGTGACTCCTGCGGGATGACCTACCTGTCCTCCTCCGGACTCCGGTACCACCGGAACAAGCATCACCCGGCGATCGTCGTGGAGGTCACGCCGAAGCCGAAACGACGAAAGGCATCGGCATGACCGAACCCAAGGGGAACCAATCCCCGATCAATCAGTCACTGACCATGCTGGTGCACGGTCCGTCCAAGGCGGGCAAGTCGCTGCTGTCGGTGTCGACACCTCCTCCGCGGGTGCTGTTCGACGTCGAGTCGGCGGCCCGGTTCCTGCCGCTGCGGGCCATCACCTGGGACCCCGCGGATCCTCCGCCCGCACTGGACGGAACCTGGGACACCGCGGTCGTTTCGGTCCGGAAGTGGACGGACGCCACGCTGGCCCTGCAGTGGCTGACCACCGGGGACCATCCGTTCAAGTCGGCCACGGTCGACTCGATCTCCGAACTACAGGCGCGCTACGTCGAGCACGTGGCCGGGCGGTCACAGGTCAAGATCCAACAGTGGGGCGAGGCGCTCCGCGAGGTCGGCTGGTTCGTCCGGGATCTCCGCGACCTGACCATGCACCCGCATCATCCGCTGTCGGCGGTGGTGCTCACGGCGATGTCCCGGGACGACAACAAGGGCGTCACCCGGCCGCACCTGCAGGGCCAGCTCCAGCATGTCATTCCGTACCTGATGGACGTCACGGCCTACATTCAGGTCAACGAGGATGACGAGGGCAACGAGGAGCGGTACCTGTTGTCCCGGCGGCGGAACGGCGTCGAGGCCGGACAGCGGGTGAACGGCAAGATCCCGCCGCTGCTCAAACTCCCGGACGTCTCTGCCGACACGGTGGAGGAACTGATCCGGAAGAACATCACCTACCAGCTCATCATGCGGCGGGTGTTTCGGGACAAGGCCCCGGTGGTCGAGTCCCTGCCAGCGCCGGTGCCGCCACCTGCGGCTCCCGGTGAACACGGATCGGGCGAGGGCCCGGACGACGAAAGGAAGGTGTCATGAGTTACGACACGGACGAGTTCTCGTTCGCCGACGAGTATGCGGCGGCCGGGGACGAGTTGCTGGGCAAGGCGTATCCGGCCGGTACCTACACCATGCTGGTGTCCAAGATGGAACCGAAGGTCACGGGCGCGAACAAGCGCGCGTTCGTGGTCACGCTCGAGTTCACCGAGGGCAAGTTCAAGGGCAAGAAGATCTCCGAGCAGATGACCTGGTCGCCTGAGAGCGACGCGGCCATGCGGATCTTCGCGCAGGGTCTCACGGTGATGGGTGCCGACCAGACGTGGATCAAGACGGCGCGGCCGACCCCGCGACAGATCTGCGACCGGTGCACCGGTTCGGTCATCGAGGTCGCACTGAGCGAGGACGAGTGGGGCGGTGCGGCCCGGAACCGGGTGCGGTTCAACCGGAACATCAGCGGTGGCGGCAAGGGCGGCGGTGCTGCGGCGGCGAACAGGCCGGTGGCCGACGACCTGTCCGCCGAGGCCGAGGATCTCGGTGCGCAGGCTCCGGCTGGCGTCGGTGCGTCCGACGACACCTCCGGGCTTGACTGGCCGTGATGACGGAGGGCGTTCCCGATCTCAAGATCCGGGTGCTCCGGCGTCCGGAGCAGGTCAGTGAGTTCTGGGACTGGCTGACCCACCGGCCGCGCGGCTACGTCGCGGTCGACACCGAGACCGGGAACGTCCATGGGCATTCGGCGCTCGAGTGGTGGCGACCTGGCTTCATCGTCAGGCTGATCCAGTTCGGCGACCACACCGGGGGTTGGGCCATCCCGTTCGATGGGTGGCCCACCCTGGTGTCCGAGGCACTGAAGTGGTGCGATCGGCACCGGATGACGACGGTCTGGCACAACGTTTCATTCGACGGCAACGCGCTCTGGACGCAGGGGATCAACATCGACTACTCCAACGTGGTCGACACCATCATCCTGGCCGGGCTGGGCAACTACGCCGAGGATCTCCGGGCGCTCAAGCCGAACGCGGCCAAGGTGCTGGGACGGTGGGCGACGGCTGGTCAGTCGTTGCTCAAGGACGGCATGGACAAGCAGGGCTGGGACTGGTCGACGGTCCCGATCGGGTGGCGGCCCTACCCGATGTACGGCGTGGTCGACACGTGCATCACCGGGCTGCTCTACGAGGCGTGGGCCGACCGGATGGTCAAGTACCGGCGACTGCACGACCTGGAACTGGCCACGGTGTCCATCACCAACGGAATGATGCAGCGCGGCCTGCCGGTCGACAACCCCTACCTGGTGCAGCAGATCGAGATGTACGCGGCGAAAGAGAAAGCGGTGATGGTGACTCTGGCCGGGCACGGCATCACCAACCCGGGTCAGAACGCGGCAGTCGCACTGGCCCTGGACAAGATGGGGATCCTGCCACCGGACCGCAAGACGGCGACCGGCAAGCCATCGGTGGACGGCGACACGTTGGCTCTGATCGATCATCCGCTGGCCCGGGCGGTGGAGACCTACCGGTTCGTGCATCGGGTCCGTGGCACCTACCTACAGGCCCTGCACACGGCCGGTGGCGGGGAGTCCACCGGCATCGGGCTGGTGCATCCGGGCATCAAGTCCATGGAAGCCAAGACGTTCCGGATGTCGGTGGAGAACCCGCCGTTGCAGCAACTGCCGCGGGATGACCCGGTCGTTCGCAAGGCGGTGGTGGCCCGGAACCCGGACGAGACGGTCGTGTCGGCCGACTTCGGGCAGATCGAGATGCGGGTGTTCGCGGCGCTGAACAAGGATCAGGCGCTGTTGGACCGGTTCGCCGAGGCCGACACCACGGGGTCCGATTTCTTCGTGACCATCGGTCGGCAGATCTACAACGACCCGGAGTTCATCAAGGCGGACCGACGTCGGACCCTGATCAAGTCGAGCATGTACGCCACGATCTACTCCGGCGGTGCCGAGACCATCGCGGCGACGGCGGGCGTGCCGGTGATGGAGGTGGTCCCGGTGCTCCGGGAACTGCGGCGGGCGTACCCGTCCGTGGCTGACCGCGGGATGTCACTGGTCAACCGGAGCGGATCCGGCGAGGCGATGATCTTCACCCCGACCGGACGGCGGTTCGCGCTGACCCGGGAGCAGTCACCCAAGGCGGCGCACAAGCTGCCGAACTGGGCGACCCAAGGTCATTCCGCCGAGATTCTCAAGGAAGCGCTCATCCGGCTCCGGGCGGCCGGGCTCGAGGAGTTCCTGATGCTGCCGGTACACGACGAGGTGCTCGCATCGGTGCCACGGAATGACGCGGCCGAGGTTGCGGCCGAGATGACTGAGGTGATGGACAGCGTCGTGAACCCGGAGCGCTACGGGGTCGCCGTCCGGGCGTCCGTCGGCACCGGTGACAACTGGGCGGAGGCTCACTGATGCCATTCCCCTCGCACAGTCCGCACGCTGCGGATCCGATCGGCATGATCCGGACGGACGTCTGTCCGGACTGCCGGGAACTGGTGGCCGGGTGGCTGAACCATTGGGCACAGGGGGACCAACGGTCCTACGTGCTGCGACTCCGGGATGACATGTACGGCATCACGAAGGACGCGCTGGCGACCGACAAGATCGTGGACCTACTGACGGGGAAGTATTGATGCTGATCATGGCGATCGACCCGGGCACGAAGACGGGCACCGTGCTGGCCGAGTTCCATCAGGGCAACCTCATCCCGACCGTCATTCGGCACGACGAGATCGATCAGGCGCTCGCGCTGGACGCGGTCTGGGCGTTCGTCCACCGGCAGGACGAGGAGCAACTGGTGGTCGTGTGCGAGGCGTTCTCCTACCGGTCGGGCCGGACGCAGACGGCGCAGTACGCGCACCTCGAGGTCATCGGCGCGGTGCGGTGGATGTGTCGGCAACGCGGTGTCCGGCTGGTCATGCAGAAAGTGGGCGACGCCAAGCAGATCAAGGACGTGCGGGCGTATGTCCGCGGCGGCGACGGTCATGCCCGGGACGCGGCCCGCCACCTGGTGCTGTTCTGCCAGTCGCTCGAGCCGAAAGACTTTGCGGTGTCGTGATGATGGAGAGCACCTACCTTGGGGGTCCGATGCTGACCGAGGCAACACAGACGTATCGGTTCCGATGTGACCACTGCCGCAGGACGTGGCTGGGCATCGTGGCTCCGGCCGGTACGGAGTTCACCGAGATGCGTGAGCGGATTCTCGAGCATCGCTGGGTCATTCGGCAGGACAAGGACTATTGCCCGCGGTGTCGGTACAAGATCGGAGCGGTGGCGCTGTGAGTGTGCAGTTGAGTGATGGTGTTGCCCCGGTCGAGGATCGGGTGTTCCGGCTGGGCATCGTGGCCACCGGACGGCACGCGGGACGGATCGCCATCGCGGCGTCCCCGCTGTTCCACAACCGGGTGAAGGAGATCCCCGGCGCGCTGTACTCCAAGCTGGACGGCTGCTGGACGGTGCCGC